CTGATACTGCCGGAAGTATTTGGCTCCATTACTTTATTGAGACTGCGATTGTATTCGCCCACAGTTTTATTGTAGTTATAGATAAAATCGATGTCACCTTGGCTAACATTGAGCACCAAGGTGCGGTGATTTTGGATTGCAAGGCTAGCTTTGATGCCGTACTTCTTACAAATCGCTTTGACAACAGGGGCAATTTGAGCTTTGCGCTCTTGGCTAATGTAGGCCATGTTAGCTCCGTTTTGTTACTGTATCAAAATTATAGCAGATTGACAATATTCGGTCAACCGTTGTTTTTCTGCAACATTACCCACGAAACGCCCTAAAAAGAGCAGCCAAATAGTCGTCGTACATCAATTCAACTTGTTGATCAATTTCTTGCTGGCCAGTGGCCTGCAGCTCAAGATTCAATTCGTCTAGAAAAAAGGCGCTGTCTTCATAACTACGTTCCATGTCCAGTTCCCACAGCAAAACGTCATTTGAGGCTTGATCTTCCCGATCCATCATGCTGATCCCCTATGCATTACAGTTCAAGCATTGTACGGGGGTTTTCAATTGATGTCAACCACAGCCCGATGTTGTATTTTTACCACACATCTAACGCCATAGATCGACAATTTTTGGATCACGCACAGTATGCGGCTTGGGATCGCCGTGAAAAACAATGACTGAACAATGATTGCCAATCAACGCCCCTGATCCAGGCTGCAACGATCGGCGCCTGCGAAAATCCCAACCTCCGTCGGCTACCTGCCATCTATAACTTTGAAAAAAATGATCTTCAAAATATCGCTTGTGATCTTTGTCAATGATTTCGTGTATGAAGTCTTGATCGCCGTGGTAGTTGCGCACAGTTTGATCAACCCCTCTGGCATTGAATTCTTGCCATACATTTTGAAATCTACGGGTATCCCACCACATCACAGAGCTGTTGACAGTGTTGATTGCTGCAGATTGCAGGTATCTAAAATCACGCACACACCAAAAATAGTCTGCATCCAAAGACAATATCCAATCTAGACTGCGTACAATCACACAGTCCAAATCAAAGTACAGTAATGGACCGGCATGATGCTCGGCATTGAACAGATGCAATTTATACCACCAAGACTTTTTTGGTCCAGCTACGCCTGGCCAATCTTCCAAACAATGTTTTATCAGGTGCGGTGGCACTGATCTATCATGCTCTGTGTAAACATGCAATCTGACCGGCACAGACAGATGCCTACACAGCATGTTGTACAATCGTTCCACATAGAACCAATCGTACTTGCGATCGTGAATAACACAGGCGCAGTCTATCACAGAGCGGGAGCGATTCTTTTTAGCCATATGCCTTGTTTGATTTCATCCAGTGTGTATTCGGTATGACACAGTTGAGCCAACCAAAGTTGTCGGTCAATGTCGTAAGATTTTTCTATATTGCACAGATCCACGGCCACTGGCCATGCCAAACTGCTGGTGTCTACTATGGGCCGCACACCAGCTATGGCTGCTTGAATGCCCGGTCCACTGTTGTGATTGATCACAGCATGGCAATCAAAATGCATGTCAAAGCTGTCGTAAGAATTGACCACTGGCCTGGGTTTTTGAATCACAATGTTGGCGGGCAATGCAGATAAATTTATGGCAGATCTAGGATGAGGCCTGACCACAATGGGTCTGTCAGTGTGTGCTTTGACTTTACGTATCATGGCGCTCAACCATTGTGTCATGTTGCCCAGGGTGGCCACTTGCTCGCTGTGAGCATGCTGCAGTGCTATCAACACATGAGGCTTGCTTTGGATTTGTGTGGCCAGGCTGATGCCCAAACGATTTGGGCGATGCATGTCCACTGTGTCCTGATGTCCATAATATCCGTCGCGTGTGATATGGTTCACTGCTACCTTCCAGGTGTGTCCTCGATACAGCGCACCAATTTCCAAAATTATCACTGGCTTGTTTTGTTGTCTATAGTGATAATACACATCGCGGTTGAGTTTCATGCGTCCTTGCCACAGCACACTCCAAATCAAGGCAGCATCACAGTGCATGCTATTTTCTTTAATTTGTATTCCCGAACACTGCAACACATCCAATGCAGCATTGTACACGGCTGTGCTGTTTTTGGCACATTGCAAAGGAAAATATGCTATGTTTTTGATCATAAGTATCGCAATGAAATTCACAGTAGTTAGCACGTTCAATGCAGAGGGGTATTCAAACTACGGGCAGCGTATGATCAATACTTTCTTACAGCATTGGCCCTCAGACGTGCGGTTAGTTGTTTATGCAGAAGGATGCCAACCCACTATGACAGCACCCAATTTCTTAGTCACAGACATTGCTGTTGTTCAAGAACTGAGTGAATTCAAACGCAAATGGTCTGGTGTTCCCAAAGCCAATGGCGATGTCAGCCGGGATCCTGTGCGATCTCGTAGAAAAGATTCAGGCAAAGGATTCAAATGGGACGCAGTGAGATTCTCTCACAAAGTGTACAGTATTTTTCATTGTGCCCGGCAGGTCAGATCTGATTGGTTGATCTGGATGGATGCTGACACAGTGTGTCACAGCCCAATAACCACAAATCAAATCTCCGCTTTGTGTCCATCTCAGTATGATTTGTGTTATTTGGGACGGCGGGGCAAATTCAGTGAGTGCGGGCTGTATGCCATGAACCTCAACAGTGAACGTACTTTGCAATTTCTACAACAATTTCAAAACATGTATGACAATGCTGAGTCGGGAATTTTTACCCTGGACGAATGGCACGATAGTTTTGTGTTTGATCATGTGAGAAAATCTATGCCAATCACATCTTTGGACTGGAGCAATGGACTGATTGTTGGTGAAGGTCATCCATTGATCAATTCTGCATGGGGTGCATGGTTGGATCATCTCAAAGGCAAACGCAAGTCACTGGGGCACAGTCCTGCCAGCGATTTGGTCAAAGCCCGATCAGAATCCTATTGGCAATGAACTGGATTTTTCTAAACAAAAAAAATCAAGATCAATATATCTCAATGTTTGCCCGCGGCAGTGGTATGCCCACTACCACTTTAGAAACTTGGGAATACAGCACAGGTACCCAACCACTGGTGCTGCGAGGTATAATGAAACACAAAATTATCAAACGTTGTTGGCAAGATCGCAGACCATTTTTATACATGGATTCAGGATATTTTGGCAATCGTCCCAGCAATCAAAATCCACATGGTTGGAAACAATGGCACAGAATAGTGCTCAATGATCTGCAGCATCAAGCAGTGGTACCAAGACCAGCAGATCGATGGCAAAAACACCAAATACCAATACCTAACAGACGGCATGGTAGCAAGATACTGATAGCAGCACCAGACATCAAACCTTGTGTGTTTTATGGAATTGATCTAGATCAATGGTTAGGTCAAACTACTGCTACCATTGCTCAACACACCGACAGACCAATAGAAGTTAGACAACGAGATCCAAACCGGCAAGTAAGACTGGCCAACGACTTTGCGTCTGCATTGAATGATGTGCATGCAGTGGTCACTTTCAATTCAGTTGCTGCTACCGAAAGTATATTGGCCGGTGTTCCGGCCTTTGTATTGGCTCCGGTCAATGCTGCCATGCCCGTTGCCAACACTGATCTTGCCAAGATAGATCAGCCCTGGTTTCCTGATAGCGATCAAATCCATGACTGGGCCTGTCATTTGGCCTATGGACAATTTCACAACACTGAATTGCAGGATGGCACTGCAACCAAAATCACAAAGGAACTGTTAGATGCGTGAGACACATGGATGGTGGTTTCCTGACATAGACACACATTTTCCCAAGATGTTGCAAAAGAACGTTGATCGCGGAGGGCCAGCTGAATATCAACAGCCAGTGCGTATGCGCAGTATGCAATTTGTCAAAACCAAACGCACTGCATTGGATATTGGAGCCAACGTTGGGCTCTGGTCCAGAGATTTGGTCAAACATTTTGATCAAGTCATTGCCTTTGAGCCAGTGGCTATTTTTAGAGAGTGCTTGCTCAAAAATGTAGCAGCACGCAATTTGCAGATAATGGATTTTGCACTGGGAGAACAAGAAACCAACGCCAACATGATTATCACTGCAGGCAATACCGGCCACAGTCATCTGGATCCTGACAGCATGGGCACCGGAAACATTCGAGTGTTGACTTTGGACAGTCTAGCACTGGACGCTGTTGATTATATCAAAGTTGATTGCGAAGGTTTTGAATATCGTGTGCTGCAAGGCGCACAACAAACCATCACCGCGCACAGGCCCATTGTGGTAGTTGAACAAAAGCCTCACCAAACTTACAGCAGCCACTGGAGCCAACATGCGGCCGTGGATTTACTGCTGTCCTGGGGTATGCGTAAATTGGATCAAGTCAAAGATGACTGGATCATGGGTTGGTGACTGTCAGAGAAAAGGCAGAAACTTTTGGTAGATACGTCCGCTCTCACTGTCCTGATCAGTCCAATGAGCTGCTGCAAGATCATAAATCCATTGTTCACGATCGAAAGTTTGAGGAGCATTTATACAACCTATGTCTGTGTTGGCAATTTTCCAACTCACGCAACTGCTGTCATCAACAAACACAGGTACGCCAGCACACACCGCTGCCACACTGGCCGAACTGTTGAAAAAAACTGCACTGTGTGATTCTTGCAAATTTTGCACCAAGGTAGTGGTGCCTGGATCTACTACAGACACCTGTTTCATGGCCTGATATTTGACAAAATGTTTCATGTCATAGGCTCCTGGATGAGGACGAATCACAAT